AAGGCCTGAGCATAGTGTCTCAGGTACTTTGATTGGCGGTCTTGAGACGAGTTCTCGTTCAAGATGCAGCAGTGTGGTGGGTTCCTCCCAGCTTTACAACTGGGCGTATCTATTCTATTCTTAGGGGGATTACTCCGCGTTCGTTAGGTAACGACGCGTATTAACTCGTTTGTAGAGTATATACGTCCGGAGAGGCACCGGTTAAGTAAGGTGTATTGTCAAGTATAACGGAGGAAACTCCGTTTGACGACTACTAGATTCTTCTAATAGTAATATTACTGAGTCGAAATAGTCGAAAGTTAGGTGCTATGATATGGACTCCCGTTGTTATCGCTTGGTTATACTAGGAATGACATGGAATACTGTTCCCTCTGTCCTCTACTAGACTTAATTAAGTCTTAATGATGGAAAGGACCCAATTATGGTATCTAAAGGGCTTGAGTTACATTAATTATTGTAACCGACAACCTCAGGGCTAGATCCCCGCCTTTGTAGGCAGCCTGCGGCCCTGGGCGTCTCTCGGGATGTCTAGGAAACCGAAGGATAGTACCCCGTGAGGGGGCAAAAGATCTATACTAATTACCAATTAATATAATCTTTATGAGACAGTTTCAATCTTTACAGTTGAAGACTGCCTCTGCTATTTGGCTTCGTACCGTAAAAAGTGCGAGACGATTAGTTGGATTGCTCTCTCGAGCAACTCCTCTAATCGTTGGATCATCCGCTCTGAGCTGGGTAAAGGCTTCTTTCTACTTTTCAAGTTTTGTTACAAAAACCATCAAGAATCAAGGACACCGTGGGTTGGCTATCTATTTAAAAGCCTGTAATGTTTTGCTTATGCAGAGCGTTTCAGGTCAGAAGATTTCTAACCCTCGTGATCTTGGTGTAGCAGTGGCACGGACCGGTAAGGGACTGCCGCGGGTCATACCCGTCGGGTATCGTTTACGTATAAATCAGGGTGACAGAGGTGTTATTCGGTTGTATCTTGGTTTCTTCTCACTCTATAGAGTGTTAGATTACCGGGGAAAACTGAGTCTACGCTCTGTTATTGAACCTGGAAAGGAACTTAAGCCAGATTTTCTTAGGGAGTGGCGAAGATTTTCAGCAATGTTCGTTAACTCGTTATTAGAGTTTGGTGTTAAACCTTTTCGGATAGATCTAGTTCCGGCCTCCTGTCCGAAGTACTTAGCGAAGCATGTATCCACTGTTGCTCGCAAGAGCGACATGGTATATTCTTCCTTTGTAAGTAAGAGGGAGTACAGAGCTGAACTCTGGGGTTATGTCGTAAAGTTCTTTCCTTTATTAAAATCGGGTCCCAACTCTAGCGATGGCCGCCTTAATTCGGCATGTCTCATCGATGATTGGATAGCTTGGGTTTCACGACCTGAGTTTTTCAAAGTATTAGTGAGCTTTGTTGCATTAACGCGCGCTTGGTCTTTACTTCCTGAAGTCATCTTCAGGTCTATTGATCAAATGCTCACTCGGATACCTGCTTGGCAAGATCGAGTAGGTCATTTGGGTGCGCTCGCCGCTATTGATGAACCTGGTAAAGTCCGAT